CAGAAAAAAGCTGTTCTGTTGTGATGTCATAGTATGAGCACACAACACAGATTGCAATTCCGATACGCTGTGCCATAGTTAAAATTCACACACAGGCCGAACAACGTAGCTTTTGCTCTTGTTGCCGCCGTAGACGCTACCATTACTGAAAAACACGCCCCAAGCGTGATTGGCATTGTACTCAGTAGACGACCAATACCAAACGTCCACCAGTCCGTCACCGCCCACATAGGCAAGTGCTTCGTTAATCTTCTCCTTGTTCTTGCAGATGATTGCAAGTTCACCAAGTGACGGAATCCACTCATCGTCTGCAAGGTCGAAATCGAACTCGCCATGTCGTTTGAGGTGTTCAGTGTTCGCCTTGCCGTTGAAATCGTCAAGTGCATGAAGTTCATGTCGCTTGTAGTCGAAGTCGTCTTTGTCAAGGTCGCTGTTGTACGGCAACTCGCGCTCGCCTTGCGAGTTGAAGCACAAGCCTACCATGTGCGTACCAACCTTGATACCGATGTGGTCCACACGTTCAGTAGGATTGTTGCCATCATAAAGCTGTCGCTCGCCACCTTTGTAGCAAATGTAGATACCATCTTCACACTGGCAGTTCACGTTGATTACCGGAATCTTCGTGTCCATGATGAAGTCATAAAACTCTCTCGCTTTCTCTACGTTGTTGGTGTTTCTAATCAACTCATAGCGCAATTTCTGTTCTTCTGTCATAATGTTTCTTTATTACTGATTAAACAAATCTCCAAATAAACTCGGCTGGGCAGGTTGCTCTGCCGCCTTCTTTCGCTCTTTCTCTTGTTTCTTCTCTAAGGCCTTTTTAGCCTTTTCCTCGGCTTCACGTAGGTAGCTTTCTTTGGCTTTCTCTTTAGCCTCTGCTTCCAGTTCGGCCTTGTCTTGGTCGGTCAGTTGATAGTTGCTCACGATCTGGACTCCACCAGCACTCTCGACTTTGACGTTATCTTCGTCATAGTAGTGGACAGCCAGTCCGTACACTTCCTCATCTGTGGCAGCGTAGCTACCGCTCTGCGTTATCTTCTTTATCTCGCCAATCACGAAGTTGGCGCAATCGTCGAGCGTCTTGCCCTCTTTGGCATAGGCTTGGGCGAACAGGGCATCAGATTGTGCCCTGCCGTCCAAATACTGCTTCAACGCTTTCTTGAAAATCTCAATGCTGTTCATCGCCTGTGTCAGTCAAGAAGTCCTTAATCTTCTTCATCGTTCGCTCGTTCTCCTCAACCGACCGGAACTGATACAGCGGAAACATATCGAAGTGGCAAATACTCCCCTTGCCATCTGCGTTCGTGTAGAATCGGTTCACGTTCTCGTTGGTCGCTGTGACATAGATTACGAAATCGTCCTCAAACTTCGGTCGTACTTCAAGACTGGATTTAGACCCCTGCTTGAAGCAGTCACGTTGCATAGCGAACAGCCTCGTGAGGAACTTGTCAAAGTCTTTCTTAGTCGTTCTCATTACGTTTCTTTATTACTGGTTAAACTTACGGGAGTAGGTACTGACAAGGAACTCTGCCCATTCAGCTGTTACTCCCATTTCTACAACTCTCTTAACGATCGCCACTTTCTCAAGACCATCAGCAATCATTGATTCGATTGCGTTCTTGATTTCTCTTGCTCCACTCATTGCTCTACTGTTTCAAAAGTTATTAAACTCGGATAGTTTCTAAGTCTGCTGAGAACCGTGTTGTTCACGTTCTCCTCATCACCCACATTGCGTGCATGGCGAAGCAGCAGGGTTTTATCCATGAACTGCTCCTTCGCTTTGTCACCGATGTTGATAGAGGTGATTCTGATTCTTGTAACGTTTCTTCTCATAGCCAATCGATGTTCTTGTTCATGTACTCCCAGCGTTGGGTGATTTTGAAAAGACCACTCTGCACGTCCATCAGATAACTCAGCCTCGGTGCTTCGATGCCAAACAGGGTGAACAGGTCCTTAACAGCCTTAATAGCCGCTTTGAGCGCCTTCTTCTTGCGGTCACTTGCTTCGATAACTTGGCCACCTGCTTCAAGTGTCCATTCGGTGATTGACTCTTGAAGTACAGTATATGCTTTGTCAGCTTTCACTGCCGCATCAACCTTTTGGGTTGCTTCATCGATGTAGTTCTTAATACTCTTCATTGCTCTGTTTCTTTATTACGTTAGTACATTAGTTTCAATATGCAAATCTACAAAGATTTTACTACATAACCAAAGAAAAACGCAGTTAATTTGCTGAAAACCAAATGTTTAACTTTTGCTAACTTTGGGCTATTTTCCACTACTTCCGTAGCCGCTTTCGCCTCGCTCACCAAAGTCAAGTTCGTCCACTTCTACAAACTCAATTTCGGGATAAGGCATGATAATAAGTTGACCAATACGTTCACCTACCACGTACTCCTCTTGATGTCTACCGTAGCACGTCTGCGGCTTGAACTTCATGGTGATTTCTCCACGATAACCGCTGTCTATTACACCAACAGAGTTGGTCAGCATTTGAGCCTTCCTGCATACTGACGATCGAGGGAACACCAGTCCGACATGCCCTTGCGGTATTTCCACGGCAATCCCAGTATGGTACACTACGTTACCGAGTCTATCGAAATCCTTGCCGATAGCTGTTAGGTCAAGCCCAGCATCACTCTGATGCGCTCTTGTCGGTGCAACTGCTTCTGGCACCATCTTTTTGAATCTTACGAGCATATTCTTTGATTTTCTTGATTGTTTCTTCACTTGGTTGAACTTTCACCAAATCCACACCACGTAATATGTATGTGGCAAGGGTTGTTCTCAGATAAGCTATGCTATTTCTCAAACTTCCCGTCATGGCTTGAACTATTTCTTTCGCACTTGGTCTATGCAGTCGGCGACCCAACCACACAGATAAGCGAATGGTTCTTGGTTTCTCACATCTATCTCGCCGCCTATGTAGCGCATAAATTCTGCCGCTGCGTGAACAGCTTCATGGGTTATGGTTTCAGCGGTAATAACACTGCGACTCCGGAAACGTATAAGCACTCCGTTCTTGTTGTTTAGTGCATCATTAGTTGACTCTGTTTGAGCGAGGCTGTTATCTTCCATTAAGCCAACAGAGGGAAATCTATCCTTATCCGTTTTATCGCCAATCATGACCCACAACAGACTTGGGTAGATAACAGGGTTAAATTCGTGGATCGCAAATTTCAATTCTTGATTTGTCATAGCCACTTCCTCCCTTGCTTTGTATCCATTACGTTCTGAACTTCTTCATTCAGTAAAGGCAACAGCTTGTCTGTTATCGCCTCGCTGAAATCAGCGTAGAACGTACCGATAATCTCACTCCTCACTCCCTTATCAAATATCTGAACTAACTCGTTCCATCGTTTGGCAGAGGTATCGGCGTTGAACTTCATCAGCCTAACAAACTCGTTGTCGGCGCTGTTCATTCCACAGTTTACCTCCTTACACACGTCACCAAACTGGTCTGCCGCTAATGTTGCAAGGTCAGCAACAACGAAACACACCAGCAAGGCACGAGAACACCTGCGCCTCTGCTCCTCAATGATGCCATCCAACTCTTTATCTCGTGTGACCAGTTGGTTGTACTCATTCAGCAACCGCCTTGCTTCTTTGTCGAGTCCGGCACGTTTCAGCACATCCATTCGTTCACCGAGTGCCCGCCGATGTGCCTGTACCTTTTCTTGCTCGACTTGTCCTTTATACAACATCATGGTTTCATTTCTCCTTTCTCGTCAAAGAATTGCTCGTACTGGCCGAGATAACGTTTGCGAAATCCAAAGTCATCGTAATAGACACCACCACACTTTGTGCAGTGCACTATACGGCAGAACAACCTATATTCGACCTCTCTAAATTTGTGCCAACAAAGTACACGTCTCAGCCACTTCCAAAATCTCATGTTCCACTCCCTTTTATAAGATTATTGACTCGAACTATTTCATCGTCCACCTTGCGTTCAAGAATCTTGCTCCGCTGCAATACTTCTTTACTTCTTGTCTTGAAGTAAAGCTTCTGCGCTTCTCGCATTTCAGAAACAAGGTCGAAAAAATCTTTTGCTTTCATGACTTCTTCTTGAAAATACATTTCTTCATCCACTTGCACTCAGTCAAGGCAAGTGCAACCATGATAACTACCCCAAACCACGACGCAATCACCAATGAGGAATAGATGAGTAGGTGGCCAACCTGTATCTCCCGACATTTCTTGTAATCATCGACAAGGCTGTAGCCGAGTGGCAGCGCCGCCACCAAACAGCCTATAACGTAAATCAGTATCATTCCCATCCTCCTTCCTCTTCCGGCAAATTTGGAATATCAAGCCAATGCGTTACTTTCCAGTCATCGGGGATGTGCATTTTGGCTGCAACCGAAATATCGGTTTTCTCCATCCAGCATTTACTTCCATCGTCCCAACAACCTTCCCATGAATACCAACGGCCTGCGTGGATTCTGATAGCCAAAATCACCCATTTGCCATTGGGCGGAAGCTGCTCACTCACTGGCACCCATCGGTGCGTGTCGGCAAAGAGGGCACCACGCACGAATGCGTTCTTTTGCGAAACGCTGTGCTCCAACTTCGCTCTGTCATTGATTAACTTTCTTCTCATCATTGGTTTCTGACTTTTGCGACTGCTCGCTGTAAAACACTTTGTAGATGAATACCCATGCCGTGGCTATCACTGCTGACATACCCAACATGGGATAGTTAGTGTTCAGCCACCAAAAGCCAACACAAACGGCAGTGAAAATCGCTACAGCGATTGTGATTTCAAGAATTGCTTGTTTCTTCATTGCTCTTTGAATTATAGTGTTCAACATATTCTTCAGGAGTGACCCCGTAATTCTTCTTAAACGAATTACGGAATTTCTCTAACACGTCCTTGCTTGTTTGGAACAGGTTGAGGATAATAGACTTAGCTTCGCCAAAAACCGACTCGCTCATTTCTGTCTTTTTCTTCGACTGCGGCAATCCGACAAGTTTGAGATATTCGTCAAACTTGATTGCGCTCTTTCTGTCTTCCTCTCTTCTTATGCGCTCCTGCTCCTCTTCCCATTGGCTAATGGCGCGAATACGCTCCTTGTCAAATTCCTTCAAGGCAGTAGTTATAACCAGTGGGTCGACTGCACCATAGAACTTGCCGTACTTGCCCATCTTGAAGTTGTGGAAGAATACCAAAAATTGGCTTACCTTGTAGTAGGAATATTCGCCTGCTATCAGCCATGACAATTCCTCAACTTGGTCCCCAGTCAGTTTGTCTTTCACTCCGCAGAATTCGGATAGGTTCACAAGTTGCGCAATAAGCCACTGAATCGGTGCTGTGCGCCCATATGCGGCTGCGATATTGTTGAGTGTAGGATAGTCACCAACAATACAGTCAAGCCTATTTTTCGATACGACAAGCTGCGCTCTTGGCGATACAGCTTTCATAAAGCTGTCAATCGTCCCGTATCTCGACAAAACCATCTGCTTCGTCTTGCGATCGTAGACGCATAATTCTCGAGAGGGCGTCCGTTGCACGCTCAACTCGCTCTGCTTCTTTGCGCTTACCAGCGTTTGTCCTATCGTTTGTTCCATTTCTTTGTGATTTATATGATTTGTCATTTCGTGACCAATACTCTAACCTGCGGGCCAATTCCCATGTCGGCTGACCCTCCCAACGCATTTTTGTCTTAGACTTATTCATTTCAGACCAGTAGTCATAGAACTGCCTAATCATGTCTTTGCCGTACTGGGCAACATACGGAATTAGCGAATCGTAGAACTTTTTTCTCCGTTCAAGAGTTTCCTTCTCTTTGGTTTTCTTTTTTTGTAAATCTAACTTGTTAGATTTATTTTTTTCTACATTCTCATTTACATTCTCATTTACATTTACATTGGGTTCGGGTTTGGTTTCTTCTTGGTTATTGTTTGGTTTCGGTTTGGTTTCGGTTTGGTTTTTTTTAGGTTTGCCACTGCTATCATTTTGGGTCTCGGTTGGTTCGACAGAAACTTGCTCTTGGTTAACTTCTGCTTTGCGTGGACGACCGCCTTTTTTGCCGTTCTCGTACTTACGATTATTGGCATCAAGCTGTGGCTTAATCAAAGTAAAAATGCTACGAGGTATGGGCGGCAAGTCAACAGGTTCAATGCCATATAGACCATACTCCATGATAGCATCGTGCAGGAGCAACCGAATGTTATCGGGCAACTCCTTTATAGCCTCATAGAAGCTTTTGTATATGACGAATGACTCACGTTCCATATTTTGACAAAACAAGACCTGCCTTGTCAACCTCTCTGCTTCCGCAGGTAACGTTAGAGGTACAACAAGGGCAGGTCTCTATATCTTTTCTCACGCTCATAAACGTTACCAAATGAGTGTTATTTGATGATGTAAAGATACAAAAAGTATTTGAAAATCGAATATATTTTGTCGACATTTTTTCGTGCAACCTAAAAATTAACTTTTATGCCTTTCTCGATACTCAAACGCACCACCTCCTTACGATAATGGTCTATCATTAGTTTTAACTCAAAGTCTGACCATTTTTTCGATTGCCCGGCTCTCACCTGCAACAGAGTGAAGTTTCCCTCACCAATCTTGCGTATCAGATTTTCACGATACCCTATGAGGTGGTCGGCTGAAAATCTATTGCAGTAGTGACATTCAGCGTTGCAGTTCTTTTCGTCCCAGCGTGTATTCATGTGGGTTCGGCTGTGAAAATGACCGCAGTCAGATTGCTCATACGGCTTTATTTGACCGCACGAAATACATCTAAACAGACCGCTTGGCATTGTGTCACGCAGCCGAATATACAGGGCGAATACCCTATCTAATTTCGCCACAAGGTTGACTTCTTTCTTGGCCTTCTTCTTTGGAGGCTCGTCGTTCTTCGGCTTTTTCTTCTTTCGCTTGTAGTAATATGGCATGGTCAAAAAAATACATTTGTAAGCTGTCTGCCTTTCGATGTCACCATCCACTTGGTGCTATTGACTGGGCACTCTATTCGCAGGTCGGCAACAGAGCCAAAGCGACTATAATTGCCGCACATATCGACCACCCAACCAATCTTGTCTTTACTCGGCCTTATCGCCCTGCCGACCATTTGGTAGTAGAGGGCAAGAGATTTTGTTGGACGAGCCAGCACTATCGTATCTAATTCCGGATAGTCGAAGCCAGTGGTCAGCACACCGACATTGGCAATCACTTCAATCTCGCCAGCCTTGAATCGGTTCAGCAAGTTCTCACGTTCTCGCTTGGGTGTCTCGCCTGTGACGATAGCACAATTAGGAATGTTGTCACACACCATCTGTGCCTCTTTCGTGTATCGGGTGAACACCAGTATGCCTTTGCGCTTACCGCCACGCTTAGGATTTCTCAATCGCTCAATGGTAGACAGCAGGTTCTCATAAAAATTACTCCTCTCATATTCTTGAAGCAGGGATTTATCGTCATAGTCAGCACCAGTGCTATTGCTCATTACTCTCGTCATATCCATGTTGGTAATATCGTAGTAATTCAACTCCGCCAAAAAGCCTTGCGCCAATAACTCGTGGATTTGGCAGTAGTAAATAACGTCTGTAAAAATTCTCGGTCTCGTTCTTGTCAAGAATTTCAGCATAGACCCCCAAGAGTTCGAGCATAGCCGATAAGGGGTTGCTGTAAGACCGATAACTTTGCGGTTTGGTTCAGCATGTATAAACTCCTCGTACATACCACCCTTGCTGTTGACGAAGTGGCACTCATCAACCATAATGTTCTTGAAGTGCTTAAAGTCGTCCATGTGGTTCATGACACTGCCAATCGTGGCAAAGGTGATTCGGTTGATGTCTTTGCTGCCAACCGATGCAGAATACAACGAACAATCCCAAATCCCATAACTCTGCAATTTGGCAAAGTTCTGTTCAAGAATTTCCTTGCTTGGCTGAAACACCAGTAGTGGGCCATCAAGTTTTGAGGCAATATCCGCAATGACCAAACTCTTACCTGCTCCAGTTGGCAGGATTAGCAGGCCATTCTTGCGTCTCTTATCCTTAAAAGCCTCGACAGCCGCACGACTGGCATCCTCTTGATATTTGCGAAGCTTGTACATCAAAAATCTTCGTTCTCCTGCTTGTCACCGCTGCTCGGTTTCTTTACTTCTGGAAACTCAATGCCGAACAGTTCAAACATGGCTTTTCGGTTCTGATCTTCCTGCGCCCACAACTCATTGCGACCCCAGTCCGGAATGACATCTGCCTTTGCCAACTGGAATTTTCCATCGCACCAAGTGTAGGTCAAGTTGTACCCATTGATCGCAAACGTAATGGTTTCAGTGGAGGGCAGACGCATTTCCTCTGTGCCTTGCTTCACTCTTGCAGCAAGTTCGCTGATACGCTTTTGGACTGCCAACAGGTTATCGTCAGCCTCCTTCTTCATGCGCTTGGCCTCCTCGTAAGCCTCCTGCTGTGCAAGCATAGCATTGGGCAACTTGTCCTCTTGAATCTTGCAGTACTCCTCACGAATGTTCTGCACCTCATACTCATCAAGGTTTCGCAAAGTGACCGCATTATCGGGGAACAGGGCAACGAAGTGCTGGTTCACCACATCCTCAATCTCCTTGAATGACTTGGCTTCGTCAAACAGGGTGAGAGGAAATTTTTCTTTCACTGCGTCCGACAAGACGAACTTGACCGCCTTTGGACGATAATCAACAATGTCTGCTAACATAAAATCTGATATTTGAGTTAAACGTAATTCTTATATTGCTCAATCTGCTGTTGCGCATACACCAATGCTCGATGCTCATTTGGTTCGGGCAGGTATAATCCGCACACCGCACTCGAATAGTTTCGGAATCGTTCAATCGCCAAAGTCATTTCAGCCTTATCTAACTCCGTGCTACTTCGCACATAGGTGACCTCAAACCCTCACTTGTTCTTTCGCTTGTGCAGAAACAATTTGGGGTTACACTTCTTCTTGAAGATGTCGTGCTTGACCTCTTCCTTCGTGTAGCCAAACTCACTGGCGAAATAGCATAGCAACACGTGCAAGTAGGAGTTTTGCGCAAGCGACCTGTTAGTAGTCTTTCGCTTCAACTCCACAAGCGCCTTTTCAGTGTAAAGCTGATTGACCTTAGCCTTAAACTTTGACCTGTCGTACTCGTTCTGCAAGTCGTAAATCATCAGAATGGCAACTCATCTTCCTGCACGTCTGTTTCTGCCAAATGCGCAATCTGAATCGTTCCTGCTTGGTTGCTATCATCGAAAATCATCGGTTTGAAGTCACCGAGATAGGTTTTCTTCTTCAACTCAACAATCTCTGGATTTGCGCCTTCGCGGAACTCCTTGCTCAACTGCTGTTTGCAGTAGTGTGTCTTTCCGAACTGGCTTACCTCTCTGCGTTGACGAATCTGCAAACCGAGATAGCAAGCCTTCGCCCTGCCAGTCGTGTCGTCTTTGGTCACATATAGGTCGTTCCCCTCAATCGGTATGACCATGCAACGCACACCACGAATAGTGGCCATTCCGCTATTGTGGAGTTTCAACAGGTCAATAGACCCACATAAATCTTGACTCATTTCTTAATTCTGTTTAATCGTTTTTCTATTTTCTCGGCAAGCAGACCCGCTCGCCTTCTCTTGTTGATTTCACGAGTGCTGCCATGGTGTTCCGTTGACTGATATGCTCGCAGGAACACCACGACATTACTCATATCGCTATTGCTGACCTCAATCACTGAGACCAAAGATTTTGGTGTCAGTAATCTCGCTCCGATGCTCCTCCAAGAACTCTATGAAATGCTCACACTGCTGACGGATTAACTCCGTGCTTTGTGCATGGTTGTAGTCATAAATCTCCTTATAGAAGTCACCAGTTATCAGCGGTGAACGAGGACCACCACCCTTCAACTGAACAACCGAGAACTCGAATGCCTTTACGTCTGTGCAATCTCCGCTCTCGATGAGGCAGTAAGGATAGACGTGCCGTTGCCAATACTTCTGATAGTTGCCAAAGGTGTAGGACTTAGTGGTCTTGATGTCGTACACTTTGTCACGGATTAACTCATCGATATACCCATACAACTTCACCACACCATAGGCTGTGTCAATGGTTGCTGTGGTATAGTGCTGACTCAACGCACCATCGAAGTATTCGGCCATACTCTTGCACAACTGCTTGTCAAAATAGAACTCAAAACCATCGATCGAGCCATAGATAAACGGCTTGCCAAGTTTGCTCACAAGGTCATAATAAGGCTGTAACATTTCGCCCAAACCATCTTCTTCAGCAACATGCGGCTTACCATCAACATATGTAACGACCGCTCCAAAGGTTTTCTTCGCAAACTCATCGAAGCTATTTGCAGAGGCAATGAAGTAATCGTTGTTCTGCGTGTCTCGTTTGGCGATTATGCAGTCCACAATCTCGTTGAAGATTGTGCCTTTATCCGCCGCCTCGCTCGGCTCAAATGGCTTGCGGTTAATCTTGTCGAGCAGTTCTTGCAACAGGAGGGCATCCACCTCATCTTGCGAGAAGTGGAACGTACCCTCCGTTTCGCTGTAGTTCTTATGCCACTTGCCCTCCTCGTCTTGGTAGAAGAAATCTTCTGCACTTGTCGTTAGATACTTCGTAAACGCATCAAGCAATGTGGGATAAAAAGCGTACTTATGCTGCTGCTTGCTCATACTTCTTCGTTGCTCGGTTGTAAGTCAAACCCAACTCGCCACACTTGGCGGTAATCAGCTTGTTCGCACGTGCCTTACTGTCCCAAATTGCGTTGTAGCTACCGATACGCTCAACCGCCTTGTTGGCAGTGTCAACATCCGTGATACTTGCGATGTCTGCCTCGATTTGGGCAATCAGTTCAACATAATCGTTGCCGATACTTGCTTGCTGCGCAAGGTATCGATTGTAACTCGCAAAGACGTTGGTCAAAAAGTTGTTTTGACCAACCACCTCGGCTTGCGCATTGATGATAGTCGGAATCTTGTTGAACTGCGGCAAGTTGCAGGTGTTCTTGGCGTAGAACTTCTCCTGCGGACTCCAGTAGATTGCACGCTCCTCGCCAATGGCTTGCATATAGCCAACGAGGTCCAGCTCTTTCAGCAGGTCGCCGAGTGACGAGCCACCCATGTCTGGACGGACAATTCGTGTGTCGCCATCCTTGTCCTCCTTCTCGTGGGCAACGAACACGATATTCTTGCCCATCATAGTTACTCGTTTCAAGAACTCAACGAACATCACCTTACGGGCGCCATAGCCTTTCAGCGCAAGTGAGCCATCACGCATCTTCATCTTGCTGTCGTTGCGCATGATGTAATCAGACATGAAGTCGAGCATCTTGCCGGCTGTGTCAATGACAATCGTTTGGAACGAAATATCACCACTGGCAAGTTCGTCAAGCGCATCAGTCACTTGTTCCCAGTTCTGTACTTGCAGGGTAGGACACTGGAAAGCTTTGTTCACTCGATTGACTCCGCCATCGAAGTCAAACATCACAGGGTCGGGCGCAGAGAGCGCAAGGGTAGACTTTCCCATACCGGGCTGACCATAGATGAGCATCTTAATGGTCGAGTTAGTCTCCAACTCATTTGGTTTCTTAAATAAACTCATTGCTCTTTGATTTAAGAGGTTAAACAAAATATATCATTCTTGTCGGCATACTTGACGAACTCGGCCTTCTCGTGAATACCAAGTTTCGCATACACCGATTTGATATGATTCTTGATTGTGTGAGGTGACAAGAACAACCGCTCCGCAATCTCCTCATTCGAAAGTCCATCATAGACAAGTCGCATAACCCGCAATTCTGCTTCCGATAGCTTTGAGTTGAATTTCGGGCAGCAAATAACTCCTTCGTGCTTGCACTCACCACGAAGTGGGCATGACACTCGCTCCATGTTGAATGTGCCGTTGGCGAGGTCGATTTTAGTGTTATCCAGTTTGCCGAGGTTGCACTTGCAAAATCTGCGCACCATAAGGAACTGGTAATACTTCCCATTAGTCGCACTCCTCGAATACTCCTCTTGAAGTGACGCATACGCAGCAGGGTACATTTCGCTGATTGACGATAGTAGACCAGCAATAATGTCCGTGTCGTTCTCTGTCAACTTGCAGTTGCGGCCATCAGTAGTGATATACCACAACTCATCGTCGTAGATGTAAAATTCAAGCTTCATCCCACAAGTCATCAACAGGAATACCAGTAATCTCGGACAATATCTCGCAATGTTTGGGGTTGTTTGGCTTCATGCCGTAAGAAATCCAGTTGCGAACCGTTGCTGTGCTGACACCAGTTTTTGATGCCACCTCGTTAACGAATTCGGTCTTTGGGTGACTGCTATTCGGCAATGAATCGTAATAACCCCGTAGGGTCATTTTGGGCAAATTCTCGCCCAAATGTTCTTGCGTCTCAATTACTCTCATTATCTTTGCAGTGTTTTAATTAGTAATACAGTGCAAAAGTACAAATAATTTTTAGATTAAACTAATGATAATCTATTATTTTCTTTTGCTTAACAATTTTTAAGAAATGAGCGTAAGGGAACGTCTAATTTTGTTTATCAAGTCACTCGGCATTACTAATGCAGAGTTTGAACGTGTCTGCAATCTGTCGAACGGATTTGTCAATAACACCAACGACCGGATGCGGAAATCGTCACTGAAACAAATCTCTGACGCATTTCCGCAACTCAATGTCGATTGGGTTATAAATGGCAATGGCGAAATGCTGCTGCCCGAGGAAAAGAACCCGACAACCATCAACGACCTCATTAAAATTGTCGGCAAGTTGGTAGAGCAGGGAGAAGTCAATGCCGAGGCGAACAGAGCCAATGCCGAAGCCATCAATAGGCTTTCGCTGAACTTGGAACGACTCATTACTCTCATCGAGAGTAACGGGTCAATCAGTATTGAAAAAGCCATCGAATAAATATGTTCTATATCAACGGCAAATACTATCTTATATGAATATATCACCGACTGGCGTAGCAATTACTGACCGCTTCTTCGAAGCAATCGAAATTCTCCGCTCAAAAAAGAAGTTGAGAGGGTTACAAACGCTGACGAGGAACCACGGGCTGAACTATGGCAACGTGGCGTTCATCAAGTCACACAGGAATACCAGTGTTCTCAAACCCGAAATTCTTGCCTACTTGGCGCAGGATTACGGAATATCTTGCGAATGGCTGCTACTTGGCATAGGGCCAGTTTTCAAGACTGTGTCCGCCAAAAACGCATAATCTCCGAGCCGAGGTAGAACTTCTGCTTCGAGCTCTTGCGAAATCCACATTTGATAAATCCGCAATCCGTGTATTTCTGCAATGTGTTCCTATGGATGCCTAAAGCCTGTGAGGCCTGCATCACGCTGTATCGCCCACTTGGAGACACTCTTGGTTCTTCTGCTGTAATCATAGTTTCTTTACTCTTTGTGTACCGCTCAAAAGTTTGAACCCTTTTGAAAGCTATGCAAAGATAAGAAGAAAACTTAGATTAACAATAGACTATTCTAATTTTATTATAACTTTAACACTAATTTAGATTTAGCAAAACCCGATAAACTGCAAGATACCTGCAAACGAAAACGTATCATAACAAAACAAGTTGGCAGTCACCAACTTACTAAACGACCTACACTGCTTTGGGAGCAGGAGGTCCCAAGTTCGAATCCTGGTACCCCGACCTGTATTTTAAGTTTCTGTCGGCAAGGCTGTTTCTGCTTTGCCGATGTTTTTTTTTATCTGACAGCAATAAAAAGCCGGATGTGTCGCCATGATAATCAATATTGCGCTCAGGGTTGGGGCAAAAAAAAAGGCGCACCAGTAAAGGATGCGCCCGCGTCAGTGCTATTTGAATGAACTATGACAAAGAACTACAAATAGGGCTCGACACGCGTTTGAATTTTGCTTGCAATAGTATCTGGTGCGAGGCTCTCAGGTTGAGTAGAAGTGTTTTAAAAAAAAACAAGCCAATGTGAGAACTTAATCGGTTGAAATGTGTGGTGCCGCTTGAGCACGCATGGTGCATGACCGACCCAATGCAGGGTGTATTGCACGCACTCACACACACGCAATTTGCCTACACGCGGTGGTAGGTTTCGTCGAAGGGCTGGCGGTAGCGGTCGCCCCACACGCCGTCGGGCAGGCGCACGCCGCAGGTCACGACCATGTTGATTTCCACCTTGTGGGGCAGGCCCAGGGCTTTTTTCACCAGGCGGCTGTCAAATCCCTCGAGCGGGCAGGTGTCGTAGCCTGCCTCGCTCATGGCCAGCATGAAAGTCTGCACGGCCAGGGCACAGCTCTTGTGCACCACCACGCGCACGTCGCCTTCACTCACCTGTCGCACGATGGGCCGCGTCAGGCCCACACACTGTGCCAGGAGCTTGCGCACCAGGCCCCACACGCCCAGGCAGCGCGAGTAGAGGAAGGGCATGACCTTGCCATAGTACAGGTCCCACTTCTTGATGCGTTTTTCCTGCTTCTCGGCAGGGCTGTTGCGGCGCTGGTTTTCTTCTTCAAACTTGCGGGCGGCCTCGGCGTGGCGCTTGTAGAGGTCCTGGCGGGTGACAAATACTACCATCTCTTGTGCCGACCGGGCCGAGAGTTGGTCGAGGCAGGCGTGGGCCAGCTTTGCGAGCACGGCTTTGTCGGTCACGTGGTAGCACTCCCACAGTTGCATGTTGGAGCTTGTGGGGGCCAGTGTGGCCAGTTGCAGGCATTGTTTCACCCGCTCAGGGTCGATGGGCTTGCTTGGGTCGTAGTGCCTCGTGGCACGGCGGTGATTCAAAATTTCTTGTAAACTCATTTTTGTTGTTATTTTGTTGTGTGTTGATTGTTTCTTATTCCTCTCGGTGTCTCACATAGTAGTCGATCACTGTGTCGAGCATGGGGCCCATCGTGTGCATTGTATGGGCGATGGTTTCATTGCGTGCCAAGCGTTGCATTATCTCGCTGCGGGCTTGCGCCACAACAGTTTCCAGCTGGCGCCCTTTCTCGGTGAGAAACACAATCTGCTTGCGCTTGTCGGTCGTGCTGCCATGGCGGCTCACAAGCCCGCTTTTCTCCATGCGCTTGATGAGTGGCGAGATGGTGTTGATGCCCAACAGCAAGCGCGTTGCAATGTTGTTGACGGGTTGCTCGTCGCGCTCCCACAGCACAAGAAGCACGAGGTATTGCGTATAGGTGATGCCCGTTTTCTTGAAGAGTGGCTCGTAGCCCTGCACGACGAGCCGGCTCAGGGTGTAGATCTTGAAGCACAGTTGGTCGTCGAGCCTTATTTTTTTACTTGCCATTTTTTCTCTTTGCCTTGATTGTGGTCACAAAGGTAGTGAAACAATTTGTATCGCAAGCGATATAAATGCGGGATTTAGGATAAATTAACTGTATCGCACGCGATATAGTTTTGCCCGGCTACTGCTGTTGCCATCTTGTGTCGGCGAGAGGCACCTGTGGCAATCAAGCGGGATTGATGGTGAGCACGATGTATTCCGATCGCGTGCCTATGCGGAACTTGCCCCCCCATATGCCCAGGCCCGAGCTCACGTAGTACTGCGTCTTGCCCTTGCGATAGGGGCCGAAGGCGTCTTCAAACACGGCCCGTGTGATCCAGTTCACGGGCCACACTTGCCCGTAATGGGTGTGGCCGGCAAACTCAAAGTCGACGCCGCAGCGCTCGGCCTCTTCCAGGTGGTAGGGCTGGTGGTCGATTTCAAGGAGAAACTTGCTGCGGTCGATGCCGCGCATGATGTGCTCGAGCGGCTTGCGGCGCGGGTTGGTGCGGTCGTCGCGCCCAATGAGCGTGATGCCAGCCAGCGATGCAGTGTCGTCGCGCAACACGGTGATGCCGGCCTCGCGGCAGAACTTGAGGTCGGCGCTGAGTCCGGTGTAGTAGTCGTGGTTGCCCAGGCAGGCATACACGGGGATGCCCAGCTCCCTGAACTCGTGGGCCATGCCTTGCTCCTCGACCGGGCGGTAGCTGCCGTCGATGATGTCGCCGCCCACCACGATGGCTGCCGGGCGCTCGGCCTTGAGCAGCTGCAACCACCGGTGCAAGTCGGGCCGGCGGTTGTGGTATCCCAAGTGCAAGTCGCTCACGAGCACTATTCTGGTTGCGGGGCCCGTCATCTTGTGGGTGGCCACCTGCAGGGGCACGCGCTGCTTGTCGTTGTAGTGCCAGTAGCCGTAGGCCAGCAGGGCCGCTATGCCCACGGCGATGCCGGCGGCAAGCCACGCGTTGGCGTGCAGCGTCCCGCACCCTGTCGCGTGACACAGCCTGAGCAGGTCGAGCACGCCCATCGCCAGGGCAAGGTAGAGCAGCACGATGAGCCACGACGTGCCCACCTCATATACGGCCGTGGCCAGCCACATGGGCCAGCGGTCGATGATGCCCGTCAGGGCTACTATCGATGAGACAAAGGCCGCGCTCATGAGCACAGCCGCTGCCATGCGCAGCACGGGCAGCGCCGCCAGCAGTTGCCACACGCGCA